CAGGCAGTGCAAGACCGTCAGAAGTTATTGGATGCACGAGGTGGCGGGCAACAGCAGGGTCCACCAACAATGGGTGCCGATGTATCGGGTGCTACAGGACAACAACCAGCACCGGCCCCCGGTGGTGCAAGTAAAGGTCCGGTAGAAACAGCCTATTACAACCCTGACAACACAAGAAAATTGGCTTCATTTGATGCTCACCAAGCAGCATGGGACGCGCTACTCAAGAGGTTGTGATTCGGTGTGCATCAATTTGATGACCCCATCCTTGAGATAGATTGGGAAATGAGCAAGAAAGACTTCACATTCTTCTTCCAAGACATTCTCGGGTGGCAATTGTCACATCATCACGCCGCATGGGTGCATAATCTGCATACTCACGACCGATATTGCGTAAAAGCGGCCCGTGACCACGGAAAATCCGTACTTTTCCTTTCCTACCTGCTATGGCGCGTTGCATTTACGCCAAAAACGAAGGCAATCATCTTTTCTCACTCACTTGACCAAACAATTCGCCACATGCGCTTCATGGACGACATGATTCAGTCCACACCTATCCTCAAACACCTTCGCTCAAAGGATGCGTGGGCCAAAACCTACTTCGGATTCACTAATGGGTCGTTTGTGAGCGCAAAATCGGTCGGTGGCGCGGTTCGTGGCGCGCATCCTGACATTATTCTGTGTGACGACATTCTGTGGGGCACTACGGACACTGAATTGCAAAAAGTAGCGTCATGGTTCTATGAAGTCATGGTCCCAACGCTGCACCACAGCGCGAAATTGATGATTGTCGGTACACCGTTCACGCCCACTGACCTTTACACGGAATTGGAGTCGAAGGAGGGGTATCTTGTCGAAACATACCCCGCAATAAATGAGAGGGGTGAGTGTCTTTGGCCTGAACGATGGGACTTGGATGCACTCGATACGCGCAGAAAAGACATGCCCGCAGTAGCATTCGCGCGTGAATACTTGTGTGAACCTATCGATGATGCGAGCAGTTTGTTCCCAGCCGCTGTTTTGCAGCCGTGTCGCGACCGCGGGCTTTCACTTTACCCTCGCAGACCTGATAATGATGAAGCGCAGTATTTCATCGGCTGGGACCCAGCGATTTCGTCCGACAGGTCGGCAGACTACACTGTAATGGTCGTGTTGCGTCAGCAGATTGATGACCCAATTCTTGAGATTGTACACGTTGTGAGACGCAAAGGTATGGATTTCCGCACCCAAATCATGGAAATTCAGCGGTTGAATGCAAAATTCTCACCGGAAGTCATTGAGTTGGAAGCCAACCACTTTCAGCGAGTGTTTGCGACTGAATTGCGCGCCAATACTGACCTTCCCATCAAGACATTCATTTCATCCAAGACCAAACGTGAGTCATTGCTCATGGGTTTGGTCTTGAAGTATGAGCGCGAACAAATACGCATGCCATACGCGGATGAGGCAAGTCGAGACGTTACACACGCGTTGGAAAATGAATTGCTGATGTTCGGGATGAGTCAGAAGGGAAAACTTGAATCAATTGGTCGGCACGACGACTTCGTGATAGCCCTCGCTCTCGGGCATTGGGCCACGACGGAATTCCGAGAAAGACTCGTCGATTTGGATGATTTGATGCCGGGGCTGATATGATGTGGGGAAGTCAATTGGTGGGCGATGAATACGACGCGCCTATCGAAGGGTTGGACCCAAAACTCGCACTCATTGTCAAAGAATTGGCACAGCACCCTGTGTTTGCGAAATCCGGCACAATTTCGCAACCAAAAATAGGTGATGGGCCACTGAGTGCTGCTGGTGGTGAAGGTACGTTGCAGCCCAAACCCAACGAAGGCCAAGAAGACCCTCGTGAGGAAGAGGCGCGTCGCAACAAACTGATGAACACTGCTCAGCAACTTGGTGCGGAGGCCGGTGGCGCACCCTCTGAACAAATGCAATTGTCGTTCCCCATGTCAGGTGACGGGTGGTTTGAGACGTATTTCGGCAGACCTGCTGAATCGCTCGTCAAGGATTTAAGGATGGCACGTCGAACTCACAAGGATTTCAAATTAGACATTGATGATGCGATTACCGCAGTGCGTCTCGTAAAACGCATGGAAGTCGATAAAACACTCAAATCAATCCCGTGGAGTGAACACCACGAGTCATCTATGCGCAATCTCGGTCTATCTGACCGTGACTTGACAGCATTGCGCAAATATGCCACACCGCGCGAAGTAAGTCTGAGACAGGCGTGTATTATGTGGGAACGCGCAGATGCTACAATTGACCGTTTGAACAAACACGAAGATGTATGGGGTTCAGTTGAGCAAGCGGAATGGCTTGAAGCGTTGCAGTTGAAGAAGGATGCGAAGAAGCAGTGGAAGAACACATTGCATCAGGTCGATAATCTCTCAAAGAGTGAAGCCACATGGCTTACGAAGTCTGTTCATTATCTTGACACCAACGGTGTGACGCCCACACGCGCACTATGCGAGAACATCAATGACCGCAATTTGACCACGCAAAAACTTGGCACATTGCTCAAAATGTATGGTGAAGACTTTGGCATCATCAAAGCATCGCGCAGTTCGTGGACTTTGTTGCGCACCAATGGTACTATTCTCGTCAAAGACGTATGGGCATACGCGGCAGGCTTCATTGATGCTGACGGTTACATTACCATCACCAAGCGTGGTGAGCCACGCGCTGGGATAATTGCGACAGGTGACCGAGGACGTGTGCATTGCGAAAATCTCTACAAATCTCTTGGGTGTGGTGTTTTGCAACTTGACCTTAAGATTCACAAGAACAGTGTTCGTAGCCAACATCGGCTTCAATTCTATTCCAAAGCCGATTTGCATAAATTGCTGAAGGGTGTTGAGCCACACTTGCACTTGAAAAAGCAACAGGCCCGTGCCGTTATGGAACTCTTGGGGCTTGGGCGCGAGGATATAGCAAAGGCGCGTAAGACTGAATTGCAGCGAATTGTCAAGTGGAACAATTGGAAAGACACAAAGGCAGATGACCTACTCGCGGAATGGGGCGTAGATGTGGAGACGGTCGAAAAATGGGAGACGCGCGACCCCGAAATCGTGCAACTTGGTATCGAAGCCGAGCGTTTGATGGGGGGTCTATGATGGACGCATTCGGACGAGCATGGACTTTTCTCAAATCTTCGGATGAGTTGTATCGGCAACGCGAAGGCAAAGCGCCGTTGTTTGATGTAAGTCGACCACACCGCTCTTTCGGTGAAGAGAAGTATGAGCGTATGCGAAACACGCCACAACGTGAAGAAGATGCGTTTGATGAAGCGAGTCAAGAGGCTGAATTGTCCATGAGTCAGCCCCCCTTCCTTACCCCATCTGAGAGACAGAGAGCAATCGAGAATTTGAAGAGTAGCAAGCGCCACATGGGTCACCACGACCGCCGGGAGATTGACCGTCGGGCAGGGAGTCGGCCTGAACGCTTTTCTGAGTATAGGGTTGATGTAGAATGAAGAAGCCAAAGGGTGTCGCTGTGATGCGCATTATGATTAAGCCGAAGAAGGGCGGGTCGGATGAGTCACCTGTTGACGACGACCCGGACGACGACTATGACGGCCCACAGGATGATGAGAGCGGGCACGGTGAAGGCATGAAGGAAGCCATGAAGTTGATTCAATCGTTGTTAGGCGGAGGTGACGAAGAAGATGCCTGATGAAGAGCAGTCCCGAATCGGCCGATTTCTCGGTGCGCTGACCAAACCGTTCCGGCGTTCCTCTACACCTGAACCACAAATGCCCTTGTGGAAGGCAGGTATTCAAGAGCCTGTCCTTGTGCAGGGTGTCACAATCCCAGCGCTGTATGCGACAGTGCAAGAATCCATCATTCTCCGTACCACAATCAACACACTGTGTCAGGAAATTTTCAGGCGCGGTTACTATTGGGAGAAGAAATTCCACAAGAAGTGTGTAGAGTGCGAGGAAGAATATCAACACGATGTTGAAGTTTGCACATTGTGCGGTGGCGATGTTGAGGAACCTGATGTTGACCAATTGATGTACCCAAAGTGGTTGCTTGAGCAACGCAACGAACAAGACCAAACCTTCTTCGATGTGATGCGCGAGGTCGAATGGGACTTGAACATCGTTGATGACGCGTTCATCGTTATGCAAAAGGAATACTTCATCGATGAGAAGACCAAACAGACGGAGTTTTTCCGCATCAAGTCCTTGATGCGCGCTGACCCTACGTTCATGCGGCTTGTTGCTGACAAGCGCGGTGTGCGCGGTGGTCGTTGGTTGATTTGCCCACGCGCATCATGCAGAGACAAGACATACCCGCACAATGACGAACATTCAGAGTGTGAGCGATGTGGGCAAACATTGCAAGATGTCCACTTTGTCAATAGCGCGGGTGCTGGTAAAACGCAGTATTATCTTGAAGGAGAAGTGCTTCACATATCCAAATTCAATCCGTCCAAACTCTATGGGCGTAGTCCTGTTGCAACCATGTGGCGTCAAGCGATGACGCTGGCCGCGATGGACAATTACATGTATCTTGCATATAGCAAGCGACGAATCCCTCGCGGTGTTCTCGCAATCACCACGGACAACATACAATCGACCGCGTCGTTTTGGAAGGGCGCAGAAGAGAAGATGGAACGTGACCCACACTACATTCCCAAAGTGGGTATCGAAAGCGCAACAGGGCGCGGTAAAGTTGAATTCGTTAGATTCATGGACAGTATGGACGAAATGCAGTATGCGCAAGTGCGCGACGAAATTCGTCAGCGTATCGCGTCGTTCTATGGTGTGTCCAACATCTTCATGATGGACACAGGTAAAGGTGGACTCAATAACGAAGGTATGCAAATCCTTGTCACAAATCGCGCAGTTGAGTTTGGACAGCACATTTACACGCGTGATTTGTTCCCTCGCATGTTGAAGGAGATGGGTGTGACTGATTGGAAAGTCACACTGTACCCGAATGAAGAGGAAGATGACGTTACGCGACTACGACGCGATGAGATGGAAGTCAATGTCGCACAGCGTATGGTACAACTTGGGTTCCAGCCTGAATTGAAGGAAGATGCTGCGCGCGATATTCGTTTTGTTTACAAGAAGCCTGAGCCGGAAGAGGCCGCTATGGGTGGACAACCACCTATGGGAGGAGGCGCGCCACCTATGGGAGGAGGAATGCCGCCCGGTGGTATGCCACCCGGTGGGGCGCGTGGAATGCCACCCATGATGGCAGGCGGTCGCGGAATGCCGCCCGGCGGAATGCCGCCCGGAGGGGCGCCCGGAGGCGGAATGCCCCCACCCATGATGGCTGGTGGAATGCCACCCGGTGGTATGCCGATTCAGCGCGGTGAGCCGATGGCAGGTCTTGGTGAAAGCACAGGAATGCGTGACCGAGGACCTGCGCCTGTGGAAGAAGTGCAAGGACAAAGTGGTCATCCGACCGGCGGTAAGAAGAAACAGCGCGGGTCAGAAAAGGGGCCAATGGAGAAAGTTGTTGACGCAATTGAAAGTGCCAAAGAAGGGGCCTATATGGGCGTAAATGGCAAGCGTAAGGAATCAGGCTTCAATCAGTAAGTTGAATAAGTCGATGTGCGTGGGGTGAGAACATGGCGAGTGACGCGATTACCAAGATGGAC